GTGGAGTTGGGCTTCCCAGGCTTTGAAGTGCTTGGGAAGGCCACCTTTGCTTGTGGGTCCCCCTCAAAAACGAAGCTTGTGTTGTCTCCTGTCGCAACGGAACACTCGTATGCCATTAAGTGCACAGGAGAGCCAGCAATTCTGAGTCCTTCTGACTCAAGAGTGGCACATTTGGGGTACACGCAGGATGACTTCTTGCGAGAGATCAACAACAAGAATCTCTCGTGTGCAAATGAAGTGCCTGATGAGTACATGGAGGTTGCCAGCGCTTGGATTGGTTCTGATTTGATCACTGCATCTCAAGGGCACGAGTTCAGAATTCTCACAATTGATGAGGCAGTGGCGGGACCACTTGACCACGACGGTTTGGGAAGTTTGGTACCTTCCACCTCAGCAGGTTTTCCTGATAGTGTGCTCGGCACCAACGGCGTGAAGCATAAGGGCAAATCAGGCATTCTCAGGAGAGAAGAGGATCAAACGCTTCGTCCGACAGATGAATTTCGCCAGCGAATCAAGGATGCCATTGACCTGTTAGAGAACAGGAAAGTGCCCCATGACATCGTTCTTGACAGCCTCAAAGATGAGATTCTTCCCCCAGGCAAAGCTACGCGCCAGGTTCGTATAATGTCCACGAAATTGCAAGTCCTTTTCAGGCTTTATTTCGGAAGTTTCTTTTCTTTCTCAAACACGTCCTTTGAAAATTCTTTCACGGTCTTGGGAATGGACATGTACTCAAGCGACTACGACACGTGGATCAAGAAGTTTCTCAAATTCTCGACCATAGGCCTGTCTATGGATTTCAAGAATTTCGACACGCTTTACACAGCGCAGGTTTTGGCTGAGGCAGCTCGCATTATCAATTCAGTGTATCGAAGGCGTGACAGGAACTGGCGGAAAATTGATGATGAAATCAGAGCCGCGCTCCTCATGTCACTTCTCCATGCCCCAGTAATGTTCAGGCGCTGGGTTCTTAGAAAGATTTTTGGAGGCATCACAGGCAATCCAGGCACGCTCGCTTTCAACAACATCATTGCTCGATTGTTCTTGGGATCAGCTGTGGCAAGGTTAGCGGAGAGGCACAATCCAATGTTTTGTAGTGCTGCTGGTTTGAGGCACTTGATTATGGCATCCCATCAAGGGGATGACATCGTGGGAGCCATCAAAGCCGGTTTCCCTTGGTTGAGTGGGGCATCCATCGCTGAGGTTCTCATGGACTGGGCTGTCTTTGTCACTCCACCTGATAAGTCCAAAAAGTGGGATGAGATGGAAGTCACGTCTTTTGTGGATCAGTCGTTCTGCGGTGTGACCCCCAAACGATGTGATTGGCTTCCAGGCATTGATTGGGTTGCCACTCCAGACATGGCAAGTGTGCACAAGTCCACGAAATGGATACGAAACACACAGCCCCCCATGAAGGCGGTCTACGACAACATGTTGAGCAACTGTTCACGTATGTATGGCCTTGGGGAAGAAGCTTACATGAACTATGCTGATGAGTGTGCACGCTCAATGGCAGTGGTGGACACGGGGGAATATGTCTTCCCAAGCTATCAGGAAGCAACTCTCAACTATCTTAAGGGCACTCCACCCTTGATTGAAGATGAGTGCACCTTCATGCAAGTGGACTATGAGCAAGTGACACCCCAGTCGGCTCCGGGTTTTGCTTTTGTGGACCCTGGACAAAGTCACGCAGGAGAATCAGCTCCCATTGGCAGCCGAGCGCGAGCTGCTGTGTCTGAACAACAGATGACCATGACTGACATTCTTTCACGCCCGCATCAAGTGGCGGAAGGAATTTGGGATGGTGCCATCACCAATCCAGCCGGGTCAGAGTTGTGGTCTGCGTCAATACCTGGGAGTTTGTTTTCTCAACAACACCTCCAGGTTTTGGCCATGTACAACTTCTTCACGTTCACCAGTGTGGATTTGACCATTCAAATTCAGACTACTCAGTTTCAGTCTGGAAAACTCACTGCCGTGGCTTTCCCGCTCACCACTCCAGGTGAGGTTTTGGGAACAATGATCGGGTTTCCACAACGTGCAAGTTGGAAGATGCCTGCCAATCATTACGTTGATCTCGATGCAGGGGCTTGCACGAGTGCAACTTTGAGCATACCCTTCACCGCTGTCACCAGAATGTTGAGGCCAAACAGGTTTGCCACGTCTGATTTCATAGGCACTTTCATGCTTGGAGTGCACAACCAGCTTAGAAGTGTTGGGGATGCTACAGCCCATTGGACAGTGTTTGCAAGCTTCAGTGGAGCACAACTGCTGAACATAAAGGCTGAGCCTATCCCCCCGCCCACGTTAGGGTCAGGAAAGCTGCGCAATCTCATCGCTTCTAGGGCTGACGCTCAGGAGCGCCCCTTTAGCGATGATGAAG